GGAGCTTATAACGATGCTAAATGGTCTTTCAGAATATCTGAAGCTGTTTCTAGAACACAATCACAAAAAGGTAAAATGTATGAAAGTTTAGTAACTGACTTAGAAGGTTTACTAACAGAATCATCTGATACTATTAAATCTAAGTTTTCTGCAATTGCTGCAAAGAACCCATGGTCAATGGATTGTAAAGCTATTCTAAATGAAATGAAGGCAGATGATAACAAAGCTACTGCAAATGGAGGTGGAACAATTTCTACTATCCTTTCACCGGTTTTAGAATCTGAAAATGGATTAACATTCCACTTACATGGAAAAAACTATAACTTTAATGGAAAGACAATTACTGAAACTGAAGTTAAAGATTCAAGATTCTTTGATGTATTGGAAGGTCTAGGAATGTTTAAAAACATGAACGGTACTTTGGTTACTTTCGGAGAAGGTAATAATAAAACGTTAGAATACAATTTATCTGAAGGTACATTAAAATTAGGAAATACTGATTTATCAAATGTAAGCATCATTGAATTAAAAGAATCTTTAATGGCTCTTAATTTCTTTGGTTACAGAAATCAATGGAAAATTGATAATGTATGTAAGTTTTTTGAATCTATTGATCTTCTTGCCGAAATGGATAATTTTACAAACATTACCTCAACTGAGTTTACTAATCTATTTTTAACTATGATAGGGGTTCAGGAAGGTATCTATGTAAATAAAGTTAATTCAGGAATGCATGTTAATGAAATGGTATTTGTACCTTCTGCAACTGAGGCTGTAAAATTAGTAAAAGAATTTATTAATTATGATGCTACTCCAATTCTTTCAGAAAGATTAATTGCTGAAAATGATGAAGCTGCTAAAATTGAAAAATCACGATCTGACATTTCAGATAAAATATCATTCTTAGAAGAAAAGAAAGCAAAAGTAAAAGATGCTATTGATAAGCTTGGTGAAACTGAAGAACTCACAGAAGCAATGAATTTACTAGAAGAAGAAATTTCTAAATTTGAAAAATCATTACAAGAAACTTATGACAGAGTTGTATTAGGTGGAAATAAAGGTGATAAATCTAAAACTCATGACGGTGAAGATTTTGAAGATGATGATGAAAAGGATGAATCAGTAACAGAAAAAAAAAGTCGTAACGATTATTTAAACGACGGTTTTGTAGAAGCTGAAATTAACAAGAACGGTAATGGTCTTAAAAAAGGTATGGAAGTTATGGTAAGTGCTGAAGATTATACTTCATTAGGCGATAAAGATCAATTAGAATGTATTGATCCTAAAACTGGAAAAACTACTATCTGTCCAAAAAGCCAACTCAACGTTAAGATTTAATAACACCCACTATATAGAAAAGCCGGTAGTAATAATAAACTATCGGCTTTTTTTGTATATAATAATAAATAAAACATTTATAAATGGCAAGAAAAAGAAATTATCTAAATAATAGAGATCTTTTAGAACAAATAATATTATCCAAAGAACAAGATGAGCTCACCCCAAAGGCATTAGAATTTTTAATGTTATTAGCAGACAAATGTTCTAGGAAATTATCATACGCAAATCCAGACGATAGACAAGACTGTATAGCATCTGCTTATATGGACTTATTTAAATATTGGAGAAACTTTAATCCAGAAAAATCAACTAATGCCTTCGCTTATTTTACTGAAATATGTAAAAGAGGATTTGCAAAAGGTTGGAATAAATTACATCCTAGGAAATACGCTGGTACTGTATCAATTAATGGTAGCGCTGATAGCGACGGTATTTATACAATATAAATTTTAAATGAGCATTAAAAAGGTAAAACCTACTTCTAAGTCAGGATTTAAACAAGGTTATTATAATCCTGTTAATCCACAAAAGTATATAGGAGAACATCCTATCATATACAGAAGTAGCTGGGAAAGAAAGTTTTGCCATTGGTGTGATCATAATGATGAAGTATTAAAATGGGCATCTGAACCATTCTCAGTAAAATACTTTAATATGTTAGATAAAAAGTTTCATAATTATTACCCAGACTTTTATATGAAGATGAATAAAGGCGAAGGTATAATTGAAGAATTTGTAGTAGAGATAAAACCTAAGGCACAATTACAAAAACCAAAGGCCCCAAAAAGAAAAACACCAAAGGCACTAAAGAATTTTAAACATGGATATGAAACTTATGTTAGGAACCTTTGTAAAACTGAAGCATTAAATAAAATGGCTAAATTAAGAAATTTTAAAGTTATGCTATTAACCGAAGACTCAAAATTGTTTTAATGGCTATAGTAGGATCATTTCAAATAGATTTAGATATTTATCTTAAAGAAAATAAAGGTAGATCAGGGGCATCTAAGCAATCGGATTCTTCATTATCTACGATTGGTGATAAAGCTAGAGGTGATCTTGAAAATGGTAAGATGTATTCTTTTGAATATTTTACACCTGAAGAAACTTTTTATGATACCTATCCTATAGTATTAGGTTTAGGTAAAAGTATAGATAATCATCAGCTAGGATTAAATCTTCACTATATTCCATATGAAGCAAGAATACCTTTTTTATCTGATGTATATAGATCATTTAAAGATACTATACTAAGAGAGACAAACACCGCACCTGGAAATCCTAATAGACAATCTAGGTTAAATGAATTTACATATGATAATTTAAAACAATCATTAGGTAGAAAATACAATATAACATATGCCATTAGGCAATATAGAATAGATAGAATAAGAAAACCCAGAGTGATGAGTTATGCTGATTGGTACATAGGTGCTGTAAATAACGAAAATCATTTCTTTGGTGGAAATATTAATGATGCACAAGCATTATATTATAAGAATATATAAACAATAAAAGATAAAACAATATGGCAGGTTTTACTGATAGAAGAGGACCCTTAAGTACAGGTAATCCAGTAAGGAAGATTTTAAAGGATCTTTCTAATTTAGGCATGGCTTACGATGATATGATCATTCGTAATTCTCGTGCTGTAGGTTTTACAGAAAACCAAATGGGTTATACGTTTAATCCAATGGGATCTGATTCCGATGATATGTATAGCGCCTTTGCTGCATTATCATTAACTGATACTACCATGAAAAAGAATATCTCTATCTTTGATAGGGATTATGAAAGAAAAAGAGATCAGCTTAGAGAATATGCAGTACAAGATGAAATAGAAGATATCTTAGATGTAATTACTGATGAAGCGATTGTATTTGATGAATCTAATTATATGGCTTATGCAGATTTTAATGGTCATATAGCATCATCAATAGAAGATGAAATTGGAGATGTGTATAATAACTTATATAATTATTTTGGATTTAATGATTCTATTTCTCCGTGGAATTATTTTAGAAAATGGTTAGTAGATGGGTTTTTGGCATTTGAAATAGTTTATAATGATAAGCAAACTGAAATTATTGGATTTAAAGAATTGGATCCTATTTCATTAATGCCTGGTCTTGATACAGATACAGGTAAAAAACAATGGGTGCAATATCAAGGCCAAGGTGCAAAAGAGAGAAAGCTATGGGATTCTCAAATTATTTACTTATCATATTCTTCAATTAATTCTCCTATGAGAATATCTTATGTGGAGCGATTAATAAGATCGTTTAATCTTTTAAGAATTATGGAAACAACCAGAATCATCTGGGCTGTTTCTAATGCTTCATTTAAAACTCAATTTATTATACCTGTAGGTGGTAAATCTAAAACCAGAGCAAAGCAGTCTCTGGCGCAATTAATGAATTCATATAGAGAAGTTGTTGATTTTAATCAAGAGAGCGGTGAAATTGTAACCAACGGAAAATCAATGATGCCTTTCAATAAGGAATATTGGTTACCATCAAAAGACGGTGAATCCCCAGAGATTAGTACAATCGGTGGAGATGGACCAGATCTTGGTGATACAGAATCTCTTAAGTATTTTGCTGATAGACTAAAAATGGCTTCTAAGATTCCTTTTTCGCGATTTGATAAAGAAGGCGGTAATACTTATGATATGGATGCTAGTGGAATGTTAAGAGATGAAATTAAATTTTCTAAATTTATTGACCGTCTTAGATCTATATTCCAAGAAGTACTTGTAAAACCGATGTATCTTCAAATGTGTCTTAATCACCCTGAATTAAAAAATGATGTTTCATTTAAATCTGGTTTAGGACTTAAATTTGTTAAAGATAATGTGTTTGAGGAAATGAAAGAAATGGAGTTACAAACAAAAAGAGTAGACTTCATTGGAAATCTTAAAACACAGTTAAGTACAATGACTGCAGAAATGGAGGAAATTCCATACTTCGATTTAGGATTCCTTGTTAAGAGGTACGGTGGCTTTACACGAGAAGATTTAAAAGCTAATCAGAGGGCTAAGGAAAGAACCGATTTAGAAAAGGAGGGGTATAAGGAAGAAGATATTGAAAAGATCCTTTTAGGTGCTGATAAGGCAGATTTTGAACCGGAAAAGAATAGTAATGGAATTGATGATGATCCATTAGCAGACCTAGGATAAAAAGTTTGCAAACATTGTAATATATAAATCAAATAACTAATAGAAAATGTCAGGAAAAAAATTATTGATTCTTGAAAGACAGAAATCAAATTTAGATATAACCACCGGTGAAGACGGTTCAGTTGTATTAGAAGGTGTATTTACCGAGTTTGATGTTAAGAACAAGAACAACAGGATTTACGAGGAAAAAGAAGTAATGCCTCATATCAATGAATTACAAGAAAAGGTTAAAACCAATAAACTTCTAGGTGAATTAGATCACCCTAAAGATTTTGATGTTAGTTTGGCTAATGTCTCTCATGTTGTTGAATCATTAGATTATGATAAGACTAAAAAACAAGTTATTGGAAAAATCAGATTACTAAATACCTCTAAAGGTAAAGAAGCACAAGCTCTTATTAAAGATGGTATTCCTTTACATATTTCAAGTAGAGCTGCTGGTACAGTAGATGAAAATGGTAAAGTTAAAATTAAAAAGTTTTTTACTTATGACTTGGTTGCAGATCCTGGCTTTGAAAATGCCGAGTTATCAAGAGTAAACGAATCTTTTGGTTTAAGTAATGATGATGGTATATTAATCTATGAAATGGAAGAAACTGAAAATAACGATAATAAAAAAGATCTAACGATGGAAAATAATAATTTTGTAACTGTTGAAGATTTTCAAAAGTATACTGAATATGTATCTGGTGTTTTAAGTAATGTTAAAGAATCTACTAATTCTAATAATGATGAGGTAATGGAAAAACTTATTAAATACACTGAGCATATTGCAGAGAAAGTAAATCAGGTTACTGATTATGCTGAATACTTATCAGAGAATCTTGATAAAAATATTTCATACTCTGACTATTTAGCAGAGAATGTAAATTCAATTAAAGATTATGCTAGTTATTTAGCTGAAGAGCTTGATGGTAGTATTCAATATGCTGAGCATGTTGCTGAGATGGCTGACAAAGGAATTGCATATTCTAATTATGTTGCTGAAAACTTAGAGAAGAGTATTGATTATTCTGAATATGTAGCCGAGAAGGTTGATCAGAATATTGCTTATTCTGAATATCTTGGTGAAAATGTAGATAAGAGTATTAAATATACTGAATACGTTGCAGAAAATGTAAATTCTACTAACGGTGAAAGTATTAATGAAGATACTGTTAATGAATACGGTATGAAAGAAAGTTCTATGCCAACAATAGAAGAAGTTTCAAAATGTATGGATGAAGGAATGACTTATGAGCAAGTTTGTGAAAAGTATCCTGATGCAGACAAAGCGAAATTAAAAGAAATGTGTGAATCGTGTGGAAAGACTCATGAGGCTGAAGATTACAAAGAATCTATTGAGGAGAAATTAAATAAACTTATTTCTGCTGCTGAAACTAAAAATGTATCTGAAATGCATTTTATGAATTTCTTAGGAGAATCAAAAAAGAATCAGTTTAATGCTTTACCTGAAAGTAAGCAAGCTATGATTGTAGAATCAATGAATTCACAACCTATTATGTCAACTATACAAGCTGAAAATATTTGGGAATCTAATTTCATTGAAAAGAAAAGAGAAATAAATGTAATTGATGATATGCCAGAAAGATTCCGTGGAAAATGGAATAACCTTTCTGAATCAAGACAACAACAAATTATATCTGAATCAAGATTCCACCCAGTTGGTAATCAATACGGAATTAATAATTTCTGGGCAACAAGAGATCTAAGAGATACTCAAATTGCTACTGAATCTATTAATGAAAGTAAAACTGCTGCTGAGGCTGCTAATAAAAAAGAACCATTAGTTAATGAATCTTTTGCTGCTGACCTTATTAGTAAAGTTAAGTTTAATTTAGGTAAATAAATAAAGAAACAAATAATATTAATCGAATGGTCAAGAAGAAAAGGACCGAGGCGATTAAAAACCGGAATTTTATAATTCCAAAAAATGCGAAAAATAATTTTTAAAAAATGTACGCAAATCAATTAATCAACGAGTCCGAGGTTCAAAAGACCTGGGGACCTATCATTGAGGAAGCTACTGGTATCACTGAAAAGTCTAAGTTATCTTGGATGTCTAAGTACTGCCATTATCACAACCTTAATGAAAGTGTATATAATACTGTACACTTAAATCCAAATATGAATGTACCAGGTATGGATGCGGTAACTTTACCAGGCAACCCTACTACAATGAATGCATTCTCTGGACAAACTGCTGGATCTGGTGACAGACCTTTTTCTTTGCTTCCACTTGCAATGCAAGTTGCTGCTCAGACTGTAGGTTTAGACTTAGTACCTGTAGTACCAATGCAAGGCCCAATGGGAATTCTTACTTACCTAGACTTTGTCTATGGTGGTGGTTTAACTAACCAAGCAGGTGGTGTAGATGGAAATTCTGCTCCATTATTAATTAAAGTACCTGTAACATTAGGTTCTGGTATTGCTGCTTTAGCAGTAAACGATGTAAACTATGTTGGTACTGGTACTAATGGTTCTTATGAACTTACTTTCGTAGGTGCATCAAGAATTGACGGATATCCAATCTTCCGTGTAAGAGGTAAATCTACTGACGCAGTAGAAGGTACTGATCCTTACAGACAAGGTGAAGAAGGTTACGAACCAATTTATACTGCTATCGTAGGTGGTGGTGCTCCAACAGATTTATATTCTAATGATACATTAGCTGCATCTATTGGTACTTTTGGTGGAAGCCCTGAATATGTAAAAGCTTTAGAAGACCATATTACTGGTTTCTCAGGTAACGCATTTGAGGCTAACAACCCTGCTACCGGTGCACCTGCATTTGGTTCAGAAGATATCAATGGTGTAGATCCATACCAAAGAGGTGTTGGAGAATCAACTCCAGATAACCTTTTAGGTCTTTCATTGTTCAATAAATCAGTTGCTGCTAAAACTTATCAAGTTGCTGCCGCTGTAACAAGAGAACAAGTTCAGGATTTAAAACAATTCGGAATCGACGCAGTTGCTCAAGTAGAAGCTGTATTGGTAAATGAGTTAACTCAATCTATCAACAAATACATCTTGGATAGAATCTTCAGAAATGGAGCTACTAACGCAAATAATGTATTTAGTGTGGACGCATTAAACTTATCTGCTTCGTTTGTTACTGCTGCTCCTGGTGTTACTGCAATCTCTTTAGGTGCTGGTAATTCTAGTAACGCAAACATCTCGTTAAACACTGCTGATACTGTAGTTGGTTCAGGTGGTGAAACACAAGGATCATTACAACGTAGGTTGTATACTAAAGTTCTTGCTGCTTCTAACTTGATCGCAACGAGAGGAAGAAGAGGACCTGCAACGTTTGCAGTATGTTCTGGGGAAATTGCTACGGCACTACAGGATATCGCAGGTTTCGTACCTTACCCACTATCAAATACAATCAACCAAGCTGGTGGATCTTTATATCCAATCGGTTCTTTGGCTGGTGTAACTATTTATGTTGATCCAAACATGGCTTGGACTGACTATAGAGTTGCTGTAGGTAGAAAAGGTGATGGTAATTCTCCTGGTTTAGTATTCATGCCTTACTTAATGGCTGAATCTGTTGAAACAATCGCAGAAGGAACTATGGCTCCTAAAATCGCGGTTAAATCTAGATTCGCTTTAGTAGATGCTGGATTCCACCCAGAAACTATGTACTACACATTAGGGTTTAACTTTGGTACTGGTGTATCAATTATCTAATCCTATTTAGGTATATGACTTTAAGAAAGGTTCGTCGAAAGGCGGACCTTTTTTGTTTTGTATAAGTCTAATATATAAAAAAATAAAACTAATTATGAAAAGAGTATTATCATATAATGAATTCGTTAATGAATCTAAAAATATTAAGGAAGGTATTACAGATATCAAAGGGATTATGAGTAATCCTATTAAATATAAAAAGATTAAGAATAATGCTAAAGTTTATCAAAAGACTAAAGTACAACAAGCATTAAATAACTTAGATTACGAAAAGAAGAAAGCTGCTAGTAAAGGTGACGGTAATTCAAACGTTCTTAAAGTTGCTAACGCTACAAAAAATGCTGCACTTAAAAATCAGTCAACTGCAATAGCGGCAAGAATGAACGATCTTGCTACAACAGATCCTCTTAAGAAGGTAGTTACTCTTGCAACAAGTAAAGCTAATTTAGCAGCAGCAGAAACGGCACTTAAAGCTGCTGATGCTGAAGAATCAAAAGCACTTAAGATTAGAATTAAAAGATTAGCAGGACAAGCGGCCGATGCACAAAAAGCACTTAAAGATTATGAATCTGATTCAAAAAAGGATACTGCAGATAATGAAACACCGTCTGCTGAAGATAATCAAAAGGCTGCCACTGCAGAGAAAGCTAAATTAGATAAAGAAAAGGCTGAAAGGGAAAAGGAAGCAGCTAAAGCAAACAAAAAAGCAGATACAAAAGATGAACCAAAAGTAGATGATAAAGCCGAAGCTAAGATTGCTCAACTAGAAAATAGTATTAAGTCACAAGATAAAATACAAGCTGATGCAACTAAGAATATAGAAAAATTAAAGGGTGAATTAAAAATAGCACAAGATAATAAAAATACAGGTAAATCATCACAAGCTGAAGTGGATGCTATCTCAGCTAAAATACAACAAGAAACTGAAGATAAGAAGGCTGCTAAAGCTGAAGAAGATAAACTTAAAAAACAATTAAAACCAATAGCAGATAAACAATATGGAGAATCTCATACTCCTTTAGAAGAATCTGTTGCTGATAAGTTTAGAAGATTATCAGGAAAACTGTAAAAAACTATTAACTATGAAATGTAATTGTAAAACCTGTGGTTGCGGTAAATCATGTGATTGTACCTGTTGTAACTGCTAAAATAAATCATTATGTATAAAGTTCGTAAAATAAACTTTGGTTGGTATAAAAGGAGGCATGGTATTCTATTAGAAAATCTGCCTCCTTTAAAGCAAAAACTTTTATTGGAACATAATCATATGAAATGGTTAGATTCTGATATACAAGCCTTTGAGATTATATTTAAAGTTGAGGATATGAATGAGCATGAAAAGAATCCTAATCGTATACTTTGGAATCCTTTTAGAGAAACGTTTACAAACATTAAAGAATTAGAAAAAGACTCGGATCTCGTTGACTGGAATTGTGGAATATGTAAAGCTGGAATTAAATCAAGAATGGATTCTAGGAAGGTTGAAAATTTTGTTTGTAGTAAATGCGTGGAGTCTCATAACTCACGGAACAGCAGAGTTGTCCAAAGAATAATAGATTCCTCTGTTAAATTTATGAAGCACTGTAAATCCTTACTAAAAGGTGAACAGAGGGAGTTTATGACTTACATAAGAAGATCATCAAAAGCGTAAAGCTTCTTCTATAGTTATTTTTTTAAATGCATTTAAATTACTAGATGGGCATGCATTTAAAATTTCTATTCCACTTCCATTAAGATCACGTTTAAGCAAATCAAACGCAGGTATAAATTGATCTTTATAAATATTAACACCTGTAGTATTTACTGGATAGCCATCGTGGAAGTGACTTTCCTTTCCTACATTACCCATATCATATCCTAATAAGATAATTCTTTTAGCACCTAAATGAATTGCTAAATTAATTGCAGCATAACCACTATTTCCACCGTGTGCTATTTCATCTTTTTGTTTTGACAATCCATTCTTACTTCCTCTTTTTAAAAGTTTAATACTTTCGTTATGATCTTTATTAGGTGTAATAGTATACTTCAAACCACTATAAGACATTATTTCTTTTCTAAGCCATCTGAATACTCTAGAATCTGTCCAATATAAAGCTGTTGGGTTATTATAATATTTTATAGCTTTATTAATAGCTATAGTTTTTTTATTAGATAATAAATTCCACTTAAATCCTTTTAGTGAAGGGCCTCCACCAATAATGTAAACAGTTTCCCCAGCCCACAATGGTGTAATAGTATGATATTTTAAATCTTTCTTTAGTGGTGTCTTTAGTCTAACTGGATTAGGATTTACTTTAGTAGGTACTTTATGGTGAGAATTAGTGTTTATAATTTTACCTCTCTTTACATTAGTCTTAATGTTCTTAGAAGATTCAGCTGGTACGGATATATTTACCACCTTTCTAATTCGTCGGCCCTTTCTCATTGGTAGATTTTTTTTATTTATTTACATTAAAACAAATGTCTTTTTATCCATATAAAAATAAATCTAACTCATTATATGAAGAATATCCAAAACATACTATTAACAGAGAAGTACAGGCCACAATCCTTAGATGATTTGATTACACCACAGAGAGTTGGTGAGAAATTAAGTAAAGGAGTTTATCAACATTTACTATTACATGGCAGTCCAGGTACCGGTAAAACTTCTGCTGCTAAGGCTTTAGTGAAACATTTTAAGCATCCTTATTTATACATTAATGCATCAACCGATACATCAGTAGATGTTGTAAGAAATAGAATTACTGACTTTTGTGCTAATCGTTCTATAATGGATGAACCAGGAAAAATGAAGGTAATTATACTTGATGAGATTGATGGTGTATCTGATCAATTCTTTAAAGCGTTAAGGGCTACAATGGATCAGTTTGCTGTTAATGCAAGATTCGTTGCAACATGTAATTATATCAATAAAGTACCAGATCCAATTCAATCTAGGTTTGAAATGATTGATTTTGATTTTTCTAAAGAAGAAGAAACTGAAATAATGAAAAGTTACATTATGAGGATTTTTCAAATCTGTAAAGAAGAAGGTATTGGTATCGATAAACATGCAGCTGTTGAATTAGTAAAAAGAAAATTTCCTGATTTAAGAAACATGTTAAATCAATTACAAGGATTTAAATCACAAGGCGTAGAAACTATAACTGTTGAAAACATTAAACAATTTAGTTCTGTGTATAGAGATATTTACGACCTCGTAATCGATGGAGAAGATCCTGTAAAAAATTATCAATACATGTTATCTAATTATGCAAATAGAACTGATGATGTTTTATCTTCATTAGGTGCGGAGTTTATAGATTTTATAAAACAAGATAGGCAATCATACACTCAATTTATTCCACAGATAATTGTAACAGTTGCAAAATATCAAGCACAAAGACAACAAGTAATAGATCCTGCAGTATCAATGCTTGCTTGTATTTATGAACTGCAAACAATAGTTAATGGGGCATGAGATCACAATTCTTAGAAAAATTAATAAAGAAGTTTCCTAATCACATGGAGTTAGGTGGAGCAGTAGCAAGATATTACGACTTAAGACAATCAAAGTTAAGCAAGGAAGAGTGCGAAGAAATTGTATTGAATTCTTCTTTCAGATTTAATTGATACTTGTTATATTTAAAATAAATAATACACAATATGAAAAAAACAGGCAGACATACATTTGTTATAGATGGTAATTATTTTCTGTTTAGAACATTATATGTAATTCCTAGCAGATCAAAAAAGGCAGGTCTATTAGGAACAGAAGAAGACGTACAAGCTTTTGTCAAAAAATTGGCAACTGACTTTGCATATCAAATCAGATTATTCGAAGGTCTTATCGACAAGGTTGTTTGGACGGTAGATTCAAGATCATGGAGAAAAGACTTTTACCCAGATGCAGAATATAAAGGTAATCGTAAACAGAATGATGCCCTCAACTGGGAAAACTTTTCAAAGGCAACAGCTGACTTTATTTCTATCTTATCTAAGCAAGGTGTTATTATTTCTAAAATAGACGGTGCTGAAGGTGATGATTTAATGTATGCATGGAATACTGAATGTCTTGCAAATGACAAATCAGTTATTATGTTTACTGGTGACAGGGACTTAGTTCAATTAGTAGATAAGAGTACAAATAACAATACACATACTATTCTATTCTCACCTGCTCATAAAAAATTATATACTTATCAAGGTTTTTCTGAATGGATGGATTCACAAACAGAAGAAGAACAATCTGATGATATATTTGATGTACTAAAAACTTCTGTATCACCAGAGAATCAGGCTAAAAAATTACTTAAAGCTTTGGTTGCAAAGAAAAAGGTTTCTATTATAGAAGTTGACCCTGAAGACTTCCGTTTTCGTAAAGTACTTACTGGAGATTCAGGAGACAATGTACCACCTGCATATTACTATCAAAAAGGCAACAGACGATATGGCATCAGCGAGAAAAAGGCAACTGCTATTATTGCAGAGTTCAAAGAAAAGCATGGCCACTTATCTCATATGTATCTTTACAACGATGAGTATATTACTGATCTTGCAAATATGACCGTAAGAGTTATGAATGCAAAACATATGAGCAGAGAACAGATTATTTCTAATCTAAAATCCAATGTTAATCTTATGGTACTTGCTGCTGAATCTATACCAGAAGGTATCCTAGACGAAATGTTTAAATCTGTCGAATCTAAAATGAATGTAAAAGGTTTACAATTAAAGACAATTTCTACAATGAAATCTATTTTGGAAAATACTGAATATGCAAAAGAAACTGATAGTTCATTTAAATCTTCTTTCTTTAAAGATGATGATACTGATTCAAGTGACATGTCTTTTATAAAAGGTAGCAAATCACAGGATAAGATTTTTTAAACTTTTTTCTTTTTCTTCATATAAATATAAAATATCTCAATGAAATTATTTGATTATATAAAAGTTCTTTTTGGTAAGGATGCACACTGGGAAAATGTAAGTGGTTATGATAAGTCTAAAAATTCTTTTATGACTAATCGATTCATGAGTATTAAATTTCCAATACAGGCAAATCTCTTTAATACTCTTAAAATTGATCCAATTGGTCAAGCAGAGGCATGGAGATTAGTTTCGTCTAAATTTAATAGAGTACCTGGTTTTATTTACACAAAGGTAAAAAAATCAGCAAAGCAAAAAGCAAAAGAATGGTCGCCTAACCCTAAGGCTTTAGAATTGTATATGAAATTTAACGAAATAGGAGAAAGAGAATATAAAGAAGCATTAAAAATTAACCCATCACAAGTACAGTCCTCGATAGATATATTAGAAAAACAGATGGGAAATGATGTTAATTGATAATACCTTTGAATTAGGAATACCTACACATATACAGTTTACTTTATTTAAATATGATTACTTTGATAGTATCATAATTACTAGAGTAAAAAAAGAGTGCAAAAACATATCTAAAGTTAACGGCGAATTTACTGTTACTAAGTCATCTTTCTTAAATGCTATAAAAACTAGTAAAAGAATTAAAGCTGAGATTGAAAAGGCAGAAGATTTTGGATACATACCAATCCCTTCAATAAAACCTAACTCTGTTTACTTTTTAACTTCTATTTTTAGCAGATTACCTAATCTTAACACATTAACATTTAAGATTAATAATGATAAGAAATATACTCGTTTAATTAAAAATACAGCAGGTCATGATATAATAAGTTTTCATTTTAATATCATTGAAGGTATATTTGATTTAACTAAGGTAATGGATAGAAAAGAATTAGATATTTTTAATAAAACTCTTATAGAATTTAAAATATTAGAAAATAAGTATTTAAGTAGGAAACCATACTTTTATATGAAAGCTACTGCTATTATAGATATTTTAACTGTCATGGAAGCTGAAGGTAAATTAAGTACATTTAATATCTTGGATCACATAGATGATAAGTTAGAAGAAGATGATCCTATACTAATTGTAAAGACTGATTATACCCCTTTTTAATATGATAAGAAGAGAAATGTATCAATTCAAAGGTAATGATCTATTGCCTTGTAAAAGTTGGGAAATATATTTCTTGATGTCAGAAGAAGGTCAATATTATGAAATACTTTGGAACAGTTCAAATAATGAATTGTTAATGTCAGATACTGAATATGAAAAGAAAGGTCACAAGCCTTTAACTGATGCATTAGCAAAATATAAAAACCCTGCTGTATTATCTATAGGTTATGGAATCGGTCTTATTAACAATTTAATTAAACTGTGCGATGGTTCTTTAACCGTCATAGAGATTAATCCTGATATTATAAAATTAGAAACTCGTGACATTAAAGATTTAGATATTATCATTGATGATGCATTTATTTGCAATTATGATAATCTTTTTGCTGATAAAAAGTTTGATATAATTTGGTGGGATCCTTCTGGTGGAAATAATAAAAATAAAACATTTCCAAAAGAAAGACTTAAAAATCTTTTAACAGAAAATGGCCAATTAATAAACTGGCACCATCTTTAATCGCTTAGGAATATATAAACAAATAATGTTTGTATATGAAATCCTTACTTAAGCGCTGTTGTGAATCGAAGCGTGAGTGTATTACTTACTTAGTAGTCTTTTTATGGGTAGCTGTTGGTATTACTGCTACATATTTTGATACTAACTTTACTCAATTGGCTGGTTATTTTATCTCGTTAACAGGTTTTGTTGCATCATATGTGTTCGGTGAAAGCATGAGACCTAGCAATAATAGTTCTATTTTTATGAAAGGTAAAAACAGCAAGAGAGAAAATCTTATGTATATTACAATTGCACTTTGGACTATTATAGGAGTTTGGGTAATTGTTAAAAATGCTGATCTTATGGGTGCAGCTGCTTACTTTGCTGCATTAACACCATTTGTAGGCTCTTATATAATTGGAGAAACTTTTAAAAAGGAGGGTGATTCAAAAGATTCATACGAACAAATAAATTCTTAATCAATGGCAGTTAATGGAAGAACAACAGATGCTAATGGTGATGCTATATTAATTAGCCTTCAAGAACCATATTTAAACGTAGTTGAAGTACTAGGATACACTGATGTAACCAAAGGTGAGTCAACAGGTCTTTATTATAATAAACAATTTAGATGGGGAACTGACGGTGTAACATATTCTGATTATATTAATCTTACCAATGCAAATTTAGAAGCTTTATTATTAAATCCAGATAAACCTTTTTGGATACAGTATCGTTATGAGCAAGTAGGAGATGGTACATTGGAGTTTGAATCAATTGCGTTAGAATTAGTGACTGACGGTGGTGTAATTTGTAGAATTCCACAGATAGAATGTGGAGCTGAAGGCTGTGTTGGGTTTCCTAATTTAGTTGTAGACTGTTGTGGAGATACGTGGAATCCTTATGATTTATCTAGAGCATCATCTATGTATAATCAATTATCGGCAATAACATCAAATATGTTTGGGTTCTGTGTAGATTATTTTAAAACAAAAGCAGATCAGCGAAGCAGGGATGTAATCCTTAAAGAATATTCTTTATTTGATGTAATGCAAGAAGCTGAGGTAAAAATATTAATTCCAGATAATGAACTTCCTACTAGGGAAATTCAATTTAATCCAATGATGATGGATTTTCCAGTACAGTTTGAAATTCATATTGTAAAATCTGCATTTGAGGCAGTATTCGGAATAGGTGCAAAACCTGAAATGAGAGATTACCTGTACTTTAAAGATTATATGAATCGTATGTATGAAGTGGATGCAATTGCAGAGGCGGATGATTTTCTTTATACTGGTTCTTACTGGAGGGTTAGTCTTGTTCCTTATCAACAAAGAACTGCTGTAGGATATGAAAACACAACAGCAGGTATAAAAGCTGAAACGGATACAAAGGCTTTAGTATCAAATGTAGAAGATAAATTCAGAGTAGAGAGAGAAAATGAATTCAGAGATGTTAGAAAAGATAATCAATATAACACAATAGGTACTCAATGTAATGATTATGTTAGAAGATCCTTAGATAAGAGATTAATTATCAGTGAAGAAAATGTTTATAATCAATGGACTATTATTTCTAAATATCATTATAAATTAGGTACTATTAAAAATGGTAATGAATCAATAAAATATCAATATGAAGGTGGCTGGGGTAGTGAAGAAGATCGTGCATTTACATTTTGGGCAAGGCCTCAGTTTTTAAAACCTATAGGAAATAATGTACTCATATTATCTATTGTAGATAAGAATGGTAAGGTGCAATTAAATACTGGAAAACTACCTGATTTTGGTAATTCTTTAAATGTTGGAGACTGGGTTAATATAAAAGGTACCCAATCATACAATGGTATTGCAAAAATTATTGAGATAGTTGGCGATTCTATTGTTATTGATGAATCATATATAGATGATGTACTTGCTACAGGATCTCCTACATTTAATAAAGAAGAAAGTAATAATTTTATGATTTATGAAAATGATTTATTACCTCCTACGCAATATGTATCATTGACTTATACTATTAATTGGTTTATTATGAAAATAAATAACACCTACTTTAAGTGGAAGATAAATAAACCTTTTGTAAAAAATAAATGGTATGCATTTGTTATTAATTTAAATTCAACTGCTCGCCAACTAGGATTATTTTTATATGATACAATAGAAAACTCAACCGCAATTAATCCAGCAATAACATCAGATCTTAATTTGCTATTTAATGAAACTAAAGCATATGATCCTGTAGATGTAATAGAAGGCAAAGATTGGAAATTGTTAGGATGTAATACAGATTTAACTAATATAAGAATTTGGAAGAAGCCTATAGAGGAAGAGTTACAATCATTGATTCTTAGTCAATATGTTGTAAAAGATACTCATTTAACATTATTATTGGATAACGCATCACCACAGTTAATGTTGCAAGATGTAACGGATGCCAGATAACCTGGAATATATATTACAAATAACTTATTAATGGAAGATAACTCAAAAGATAAATTTAGAGATAGTATCGGAGACTTACTTAGTGAATTACCTGATGAGGTTCCTGGATTAGATAATACTCCAGAATTACCTAAAGTAAGATTAGAAAGTACACAAGCAGTTGCTCTAACGAAGGCAAAAGGTAAAGCTAAAAAAGTAATGTCTAGTTTGCTTAAGTTTTACTTAAGTGAAGAAATCATCGCAGAGCATGAATATATTCAAGCAAAATCTAATTTAGATGAATATGCATTAGGTATGCTCATTCGCCAAATGGAAAACAGTGAGGTTGCTATTTCACAATTAATGGATATTATAAATGAAGGTGATGTATCCCCAAGAATGTTTGAAGTACTTAGCGATTTACAAAGAACTCTATTAGATATTATTAAAAGCCAAACAATGTATATGGTTGCTATTGAAGAAAATGCAAAAAAGACTTCTAGGGATATTGATGTTTATCATGGCAATTCAGAGAGCAGCGGTAACAAAAAACAGAGCGGTGTTAAGTCAAGAGGTACTAAAGATTTAATGAGAGCATTACAAGAAACAATTAACGAAGAAGATATACAAGATGTCGATAGCGATGAAAATGAAGAATGATTACATTCTTACACAGGAAATAAAACAAACAGAAAGAAAAACTGAAGGTGGTTTAATTATTCCTGGTGAAAAGTATAATAGGCAAGCTTTAGTAGTTGAAGTAGCAAATGACCTTGAAATAAAGAAAGGTGATAAAATTATAAAAACAATAGGCAAGGGTACTGAATATACTTTTGAAGGTAATAAGTTTGAAATCCTTCACATAAATCATATTCTTGCTGTTATAGAAGAAAATGGCACAGAAACCACAAGCACCTAGCGCAGGATTTGATTTTAATGTTGGCAAAGCCAAGCAAGCATTTTCTTGGTCAAGTGAAAGTGTAGAACAGTTAATGTTTGCAATAGAAGAAGGTTATAAACCTGCGTCTACGCCATTCTATGAAGGTAATCCTAATTTACGAAAAGGTAATATTGTTTTTAATTATACTTCAAATGAAATAAAAGAAATTAAAAAGTGTGCAAAAGACATTGTATACTTTGCAAATACATATTGCACTGTAATGACCGATCATGGTTTACAGACAATTAATTTAAGACCTTACCAAGAAGAGATGTTAAGGCAATTCCAAGCTGAAAGGTTTAATGTATGTTTAGCAAGTAGGCAAGTAGGTAAAACTATTTGTTCATCTATTTTTATTGCTTGGTATTCATTATTTAATTTTGATAAGAATTCTTTAATACTTTCAAATAAAGGGGCAACCACAAGAGAAATCATTGATAAAGGTAAAACTATATTAGAGCATCTACCTTTCTTTTTAAAACCCGGCACTCTTAAATGGGATGTATTTAATTCTAAGTTTGATAACGGTTGTAGAATAATTGGTCAAACTACTACCAAGAAAGCAGCAATTGGTTTTACTATTCATTTATTATTTATGGATGAGTTTGCGCATATACCTGCAAACTTTGTTGATACTTTTTATGAAAACGTATATCCTACAGTATCTGCATCAACTAACTCAAAGGTAATAATAACCAGCACCCCAAATGGCTTTAATAAATTCTATGACATATATACTGCTGCCGATAAAGGATTAAGTGAATATACGCCCTTTAGAGTTGATTGGTGGGACGTACCAGGAAGAGATGATGCATGGATGAAACAGGAAGTTGCAAACTTAGGAAGTGATGAAGCTTTTAATAGACAATATGGAAATCAATTTATAGCAGGATCATCATTACTACTAGGCCCTGATAGTCTTAAGAAATTAAAATCAAATGAAACAGAATTTGTTCATCGTGAAATGGTTGAGTTTGAAGACGAGCAAGTAGAATATTCTGGTTTACTGTGGGACCCTGAATTTAATTTGGATGATACAGAAGAGGATGAAAATTACTGGTGTTTTTCTGTGGATATAGCTGAAGGTACTGGTGGAGATTATTCTATCATAAATATCTTTAAGATAGAACTTATGGATGAAGCAGATTGGAAAAAGGTTACATCCCCAGGTAGCTTTATCGATTTTTATAGAATTAGACAAGTAGGAAGATTTAGAAGCAATGATCACACTATTGAAGAATTTGCAAAAGCTCTTTATATTTTAGCTTATGATGTTTTTTACTCTGAAAACGTAAAACTAATTATTGAGTGGAATTTATTTGGGGGTGAATTAATAAAAAGAATGGAAACTGTATTTCCACAAAGAAATGATTTTGATGAAGAATCTGTTGTAAAGTTTAAACATCGAATAGATGCCAGAACTAAACAGTTTGGATTAAAAGTCAAAAAAGATAATAAACCTATATTTTGTCAAAATTTTAAAAAATACATTACTCAGAATAAAATATTAATAAAAGATAAGCATACTGTCCATGAAGCTGCAACCTTCGGTAAACTACCAAATGGTTCGTATGCTGGGCAATTAGGTCATGATGATTTAATAATGACATGTATTAATAGTTCTGAATTCTTTTTTACATTAGACTTTTCAGATTTTGCTGAAGAGATCCATGATGGGGCTGAAAAGCATGTTCAAGATAAAATTGATGCTATCTTAGAGCAAGATGCTAAAGGGGGACAACTTAACTTCGACATATACGACTTGGTATAAAAAGTTATAGGTTGTTGGATATATAAAAAAAGCAAATAAAAAAAATAATATAAGATGGCACTAGATCCGAAAATCGCTTCGATTAAAGCAGCAGGGACATACCGATTTGAGTTTGACAAATCTCAAGTAGTTAGTATTCCTGCTAATCAGACAAGGTTAATTGTCGGTTTCTCTAAAACAGGACCTTTTAATACTCCGGTATTCATTCCTGACACCGCATTCTTCAAACAAGTATATGGTGATATTGACAGAAACTTAGAAAGAAAGGATTCATTTTTCCATAGAAGCTGTTTAGCAGCATTGGAAAGAGGACCGATTCTTGCACTTAACTTATTAAACTTAACTGCTACCGATAAGGTAGAGTATATTAAATTTGGTGCGGCCTCCACACCAGAAGGTGGTACATACCAAGATAATGCAGGTGCATTAGGTGAATACCAAAAATTCTATAACAGAGATAAATTCTTTTATCCTGACTCAGATTCATTCTTAAGTAATGTAAATGCTGACACGCAGAATTTTAATTCAGGTACTACCAATGATTTATTAGATATGGTAAACTTAGGACAAAATCCGTTATCAGTCATAGTAAGAAAAGCATCAGCTGCTAATTCTACTGGATTCAACGTAACTGTTGAAGAATGGTATGGAGCTGCAAATGTACCAGGATTCTTAAATAAAGATAGTTTAGTATCTGACTTCTTGGTAGATGTATTTGTAATCAATGGAAACTTTGGTGGAGACTTTGGTTCTGCAACGCCTTATGAAAGATTTGCGGCAGATCCAATATTCCAAACATATTTTGATAAAACACAAGGTTTAAAAAGAAGAGTATTTGATGCTGATTCAACAGATACAAAAATCGCTGAATTTTTTAATGAATCAGAAGTTCAGGTAATTGCAACTTATACTGCTTCACTTATTCCTAACTTTACTGACTTATTAGGTAATAACCTTTTCGTAGAAAAAGTTATAAATGCTGATACTGCATCTACTGGATTATTTGTCGCTGTGAATGAAGATCTTTTTGATGGTGATACATTAATTGATGGTGTTGCAGGTGGTATTGATATGATAGGTCATAACCTTGAATATACTCAATCTACATCATTACAAGATGATGTTAATTTCTTATCATACAGTAGTTCTATTGTATCTGATTTAAGTTATGCAGGTAATGGCATTACACCAACATCAGTTGATAAAAGTACAAGTGATCTTCTTTCTGTTACGGATTTAACTTCTGGTGATGTTCAAATACAGATACAAGGTTCTGTAGGATCTGCATTATTTGATGGATTCTCAAGTATGACCGCAAACACTGCTACTGTTGTAGGTAGTTATATTGAAGCTATTGATCTTAATGGCGATACAGTATATGTACCTGTAATATCTCACCAAGTAGTTGGTAATACAGTAACTGTTGTTTTATCTGGCTCTAATGCTACTATTGATTCAACTTGTTTCGGTACAAGCTTTGATTACATAAATGAAACTGACTTTGGTTTTGTAACCGATGAGGCCCCATTAACTAATCCGAATAATTCTAATATTATAGGTTCTTATGGTTCATCATTATATAGTCAATTCTCAAATGGAACTTTAACTGATGGTGATGAAGCAGTATTTTTAGATGGTGGAACTCAATATCAATCGTTCTTAGTATTCAATGCTGTTGATTATGGATTTATTCATACTGCATCACCAACTACTACTGCAACAACAATTGCAATTTCAGATTTAGATTATGCTCTACCATCTGTTCAAGTAACTCCTTATCAGGAAGATGCATTTAATAATATTACACCACATGCTGAATTTACTTTAGGTAGTGCAACTGGTACATTTTTAAATTCTGACGCTGTTGCATATCCTATAGGTACATTAGGTATCCAAACATTAAAAGGTGCAAATAATGTTTCTATAGATATTATATCAGATTCTGTTACTGAACCTGGATTAAAGCCTAACCAAGTATTAATCGCATCTGATAATCCTGATGCTGCCGATGTTATCGTTGGTAATTATTTAGTACATTTTGAAGGTGATGCAACAACTCCACATTCAAGGTTAACGAGAATGAATGTTGTACAAGGTGGATTAACCAATGCTGAGTTTAGTACTATTCCTGCAGGAAAAACTGCATTATTAGTAACATGCCAAAGCGAAATTGCAACATCAACCGCAGCAGGTGTAGTTAAAGTAGAATTATATTATCCTATTGATGCATGGGTAGATTACTTAAATGTATTTACATTGGATGGATTTAAATTAACTGCTAGTCATGTACCTAACGGAACAAACGATAGACAAAATGAAATCTTAAACGGTACTTTAAATGGAACTAATTTATTTAAGGCATTAACTGACAGAGATGTAATTAACTTTAGATATATTGTAGATACATTCGGAAACGGTATTGAAAGTGGATCTAAATCAATCTATACAGTATTAGCTTCTACAAGGAAAAACGCGTTTGCAATATTAAATGCACCATCTGCTAAGGACTTCAAAAATAATTCCGATCCTTCGTTTAAAGATCTAACTGGAAGCTTATCATCTAGATTTATTTCTACTGGTGGTGATCTTTCAAAGAATCCTACGGTAAGATACTCATTACCATCTCAAACACAAGGTGCAAGTTGGGGAGCATTCTATTATCCGTTTATTACTGTTAGGGATTTAGGTAGAAATATAAATGTTGTACCAGCTGCATATGTTTCAAACAACTTTATTGCAAAATATGAAAACGCTTTACCGTGGTCATTAGTTGCAGGAGTTCGTAGAGGTGTTGTCGGTGGAACTGGCGTTGTAGGATTAGAAATCAATCTTGGAAAAGAGGACAGAGAATACTTAGAACCATTTGGATTAAATCCAATTGTATTCCAAAGTGGAACTGGGCCAACAATCTTTGCAAATAAAACTGCACAGCAGACTACAAAATCTGCATTAAGTTCTATTAACAGTAGAGAGGTTGTAATTTATATCCAAGATGGAATTGAAGCAATACTTAAAAACTATTTGTTTGAATTTAATACAGCTCAAACTAGATTGGAAATTAAAACACTTGCTGATAACTTCTTATCAACGGTTCAAAATGATGATGGTGTTTACGATTATAAAAACGTAATGGACGAAACTAATAATACACCAGAAGTTATTGATCAAAATGTTGGTATCTTAGATACATACATTGAACCAGTAAGAGGAATGGAAATTCTCGTACAGAGAACAACAATTCTTAAGACAGGAGCTATTAGTTCAGGAAACTTCCAATAAGAAGAAACTAAATAAGAATATATAAAAAAAATAAATTAATATGCCACTACCACATTATACCCAGTCAAGGGCCAGTAGCCAAAGGTACGAACCTATTCAGCCTAACCTATTTGAGGTGACTGTATTTTCACCACTAGGGGATGATACGGGTTTAATCTTAGAGCAAGTTAAA